TCTTCCGAAGGCTTTATCTTTTTAGCTGAATAGAATCCATCTTCCTCAAGGGTATGATAAATCTGACCTTTAACTATTATTTGATTCTTAGAATAGTCTTTCAACACAATAGCTTTCAATGATTCAATGGAGATGTCTGGATTATCTCTAATATCTAGACTACCTGAAATATAAATGGGTGAATCTACGGCTACATCCTTCAACCCGCAACCACGGAAACTAACATGTCCTTTAATAGCTTTTGAAGATCTCCATCCTCTAAGAGAATTAATCTTTGTGTGTTTTAGGTCAATTGCATAATTTGCGTCATTTCTTCCTGTAATCTCAGGTAATCCCTTTAAGTTTTCTATTTGTGTCTTTCCTTTTGCGAATTCAATTGATTTAACAGAAAAAGGAAATCCACTGAAGGTCTTAAATGAAGCATAGTTACACTTCAAGTTGCCTGTAATTTGTTCGATTGACACTTGTGGGAAAGACTCTGCGCCAGTATTAGAAATGTCAACATCCTTATTGACAACTATTGCAGCCGATCCATCTTCTGATTTTGTGGGAGTTAGAACCTTATCCTTGAATGCCTGAGCTAACGCAACATCAATTCCTTTGGTTTCATCATTGAAAACTGTAGAGTTTCCTGAGACTATTCTCAATAGTAATTTTCTCTCATCGTCGTCTAAATGCTTCCATTCGCCACTAATTTTACTCTTAATATTCGCAGATAGTATATTGGACATACGGTTAATTCCATTCTGAAGAACACCTTCAGTCACTGGATTCATATTATAATCGGCTAGGTCAAGTACGCTTTCAGTGTTCGGTTTTTTAGGAACAAACTCTGACTTAGATTCAACTTGATCCATTAGCTCATTGAATTTATCTAGGTCGTGATACATTTTTACCTCACCTAATATTTAGGCTAATCGAATATTCTATTTATTAAGCGCGACCAAACGGAGATGGTCTAAATCTCTTATTGTCGCTAATATTCTTGGTTTCTTCGGGGATTGATTCAGGTCTATATGTGACAGTATCTTTTTTGGAAATACTTCCTTCATGAACTCCATAAGGATGTTCTGGATTACCCCAGTATCTTCTAGTATTATCGTCACTATCAATTCCGTTATCTTCAGGTATAGCCTCATTTTGAATGTTACCTGCAACATCTAAATCAGTATATCTATCAAACTTATTATTGATAATTCCCTCCGTATTAAATCCATTGTTCTCAACTGTATCAGCAATGTCGCGATGGTCGTCTCGATATTGTCTGAGAGTAATACCAAAGAAGTATTTTCTTTGAAGAAAACTCTGATCAGGGATTTCTATTCGAACATCTGTGATTTCATAAAGAAGATTATTCCAATCAGGCTTTATCAAATCAGTTGCTTTTGGAAATATCTGAGCCTTTGAGTAACCTTTATAATTGAATTGAGTGCCGCCTCTTTCAGAAATAATTGGATTATGATTTAATGGATTTAGTAAAGGGGCTATTCCATAATTCTGTAAACTCACATAATTCATTTCAAAGAATGTAGCTCTGTGAATAAATACATTAATTTCGTCCATTCCCTCAAATACAAATCTACCAAATTTGATTTTGTCTGCGGCAATGGTTTCATCGCCTACCATCTTTATGTGGAACACCCGTTCCATAGTCTGAGTTGGATCTTCATGGTATATGGGATCTCGGGTGGTGTCCATTGAAGCAACGTAATAGATACTTTGTACACCATTCACATCGGTATATTCTCCAGCCAGATTGTCATGGGTAACTTGATCAGCAAATCTATTTTGCATTTGATTGTAAGGATTAAATGCATCTCTGGTATTAATACCCATTTCGGCCAACTGCTCGGCAGACCAATTACCCTTAAAATATAATGCCATATTAGAGTTCATCTAGAATATTTAGGAAATCCCAAAAAATCCTGTTTTCTTAGACCTGAACTAAATATTATCAAAGTAGGAGTTTTACATGATCAAAACTAATCTAAAGGGAGCGGCTGGAGTACAGATTAACATCAAAGATTTGTCTGGTCGCCCTAATACTAAGGCAGCACCATATAGGATCGGTTTAGTGGGTTGGACTCCAAAAGGACCTTCTAATATTCCTGTACTCGTTACAACTGAAAGTGAACTATATTCCATTTTTGGGACTCCAAAGAAGTATTCGGTTAATCAGGTCTATCTTCTTCATAATGCAAAGATCCTCTTAAATGCTGGTGCAGAGGTTGTCATTGTTAGGACTGTTCAACTCTCAAGTGGAACTGAAATACTTAATTATGGCGTATATACATGGGCCTCAGGTGGCGCTTCAACCATTACTTCTCCAACGGATAGCACCAAACCAACTGCTATTTCAAATAACATGTATACCGTGGTTGAAAATAAAAAGAATCTTGATCTAGCTGCTTCAACTATTGCAGCTTCTCCTTTCACAATGTTCTTGAAGTATCCCGGTTTCGATAAGTATTTCACATCTATTCAGACTTTCGAATCTGACATTACAACCGACATTAATGGCAATGCAGTAACTGACATGCCGATATATGAAACTGCACACAGTCTCAATATATCTCCATCATTAAGCTACTATAGTTCTGAAAGGGCTGCATTCAAATCATATGTTCAGGGTCTAGGTCTTTATGAAGACTCTTATTCTGTTCCTTCAACCGATACAGATAATCAGATATTCTTAGTTGCAGATGTAGCTGGAGAATATTACGCACAGACTGATACTGGACTTTACACAGGAAATACAACTGGATATTACTCCAAAACAGTCGTTACTACTGGAGACAGATTCAAAATTTCCACAAGTCTCAGCGATACGGGTCGATTTGCCGTATATGGAACGGGAACTACTGGAGAGTATGTTGATGATACTGCAGTTCTTCTATACGGCGATGCCCGTAACGGGGATAAGTTCTATAAACTAAATGGCATAAGTCTCAGTGACTTTGACGGTGCTCTATCTGACCCTCTACCTTTAACTGTTGTCGAGAATGAGGCGTTGAATGAATTCTTGGATCTCTTTGTGATTGTTAGACTCTATGAGTCACTAACTAGCCAGAATCCACTAGAAACCATTTACGCAACAACCAAGGAATATGTGACTGACTCTGGAGATCAGTTGGATATTACTACTATATCTTCCAATCTACTAGTCTTTAAGACTGGATTGTCAACTGACTCAGTCATTGATGGTTGTGTTTCTCGCACTGAATTAAAGGGTGGAACATCTGATACTAACCCAGTAAGAAACTCTCAGGCACTTGTGTATGCGTGGGGTATGTTTGCAGACTCCACTAACTTAGAAGTTTCTTTGCTTGTAGACGGTGGATCTTCCATTAGTGCTTTTGGAACGGATCGCGAAAATGATGGATTAGAAAATGGAGATATGGCAGTTGTTACTGCAATGTTGAAGGTTTCTAGTGGCAGAATGGATGCCCCTTGCATCATTGACCTTCCAAAGCGTTCCAATGTGAATGAACTGGTCAAGTATTTCAAGAAATACCCTTCGATTGGTAATGAAGTTGAGGGTTCTACTGCATCCTTCGCAACTTTCTGGGGTAATGCTCAGGACGGTCGTCAGATAATTAACGATGTATTCAACAAGAAACAGATTGAAGCTGCTCGCTCGGTCTTCAAGGCTATTGTTGCATATAACGTGTACACAACTTCGTACCCATGGCAGACTCAATGGGGTCCAAATAGAGGTTTGATTACTTCTCCTTCACTAGGAACCATCAATCCTCGTACATTCCCCGATGAAATAGGTTTACTTAGCCAGAGCAGGATCAATCCTTCCAAATTGACTGCAACTGGTGAGTATTTCTGGGATGATTTCACTCTAATGTCAAAGTCATCTGTACTTCAGAGATGGCATGCGGTGTGCTTCTTGGCTAATCTCAATAAGAGATACCGTAAGATGCTTGAGCAGTATGTTGCAGAGCTTAATACCTCTGCACTTCGTAAGACCATCTGGAATATGCTCAATGAAGACCTCAACTTCATCAAGAATCTCGCAGATCCCGCTGGTCTATATGACTACTATGTCATCTGCGACGAGACAAATAACACCCCTGAAGTAATTGATGCAGGTCAGTTGAATGTTGATATTGGACTTGAAATCGTTAGAGATACTAGAGTCATCAACCTCACCACTACTCTGTACCGAACAGGTGGAATAGTCGAATCTGGAATTAAGGTATAAGGAGAATAAGAATGGCGGATAAATCAAATTTCTACTGGGTATCTCAAATGGCATCTCAGCGAGATCCTATTCGAACCACCCACTGGAGAATAAGGATTAATACCACTGCGATTAAAGCCGCAATGGGTAATCCATCTATTCTATCAGACATTACCAATGATCAGGATCTATCTGTCATTGTTAAGACGGGTAACGTCCCCAAGATTGTCATTCAGACTGCTGATTCATTCTTCATGGGTCAGAAGATGGCATTTGCCACAAATACTGAATACGACACTGAATTAGACTGGGAAGTTCAAGAGACTGCCGACCTAAAGGCTTTTAGATTCTTCGCATTGTGGAATCAATATGTCCATAATGTCGGAGCTATAACAATTGACAATCCAAACAATGCAGCAATTGATCCAAATGCTGCGAATGGAATGGGTGTGAACTTAGGTTCTGGCAAGTTTACCCAAAACGATTATCCAAACAGTGTCGTTAGAAACAATGACTGGGTTTGGCTTGAACTATATGATTACACTCAGGGATATGTAATGTGGAGGTGTAGTTTCGTTAACTTCTTCCCTAAGTCGGTTGGAGGAATTAGTCTAAGTCATGAAAATCCTGCTTTAGCTAAATGGACTCTACAATCCCATCAGGACAGATACAATTACGTCGTACCTTCGAGCTTCGGTTCAATGGGTAATGGAATGTAATTCTTGAGTTAATGCTTTTACACAGGCTCTCCCAACGGGAGAGCCTTTATTTTACCTAAATAATAGAATGTTAGATAAGAAATATGGATATTTCGTTACTGCGATTGAGAAAACTTCAGAGCCAATAAGAAATACAAAATGGCTTGTTACTTTTAATTTCAATGAATTCGATAATTCATCATCCTTTCCCAATCCAGAACTATTATCTTTCCAAGTCAAAGAAGTAGACATTCCAAAATTTCAAAATGAAGTTGATTCAATGTACTATTTTGGAGTTGAGAGAAAAGTTCCAACCTCAATTAATAATGCAGGTAGTATCAATATGACAATCCTAGAAGGGGAACATCTACTAGGATATAATTCATTACTTAGATGGCATCAGCAATGCGTTAATGGAGGTGAATTCTCTGAAGGGAATAATACATTAATCACAAATCCATTTAATATTCGACATAGTATGAATGCTCCAGATTATTCTTCGGGTAGTCTCATCAATAGAAATGCAGTTGTTCTTTCGTGCTTTAGTTATGCAACAGGCGAAGAGCTATTCAAGATAAAATTCCTGAACATAAAGCCAACTACAATAGACAGTGTTAAGATGGCCTATGAAGGTAATGAATTATACAAATTCGGTGTCATGTTTGATTATGATCTCGCTATATTAGAGAAGAAAAAGAACCATACCTCGACAATGAGAAATGCTTATGGAACTGATTAATTATCGGCTAAGATCAATACGATCTTGAGAAATTCCATTATCTATCAAGCGCCTATATACATAATCTCTGATTGGATTGCTTAGTTGTTTGCCTACTGGGAATTTTTCATTAAACCTACATGTAGATGAATTATTAACTAAATTGTAAAATATTTCTATTACATTACTATCACTAAATGCCTTATCTATATCGTTATTGGTAAGACCTAATGAAGTTCTATCGCTCCTGTTTAGTGAATCTTGATATTTTGCTAATGCGGCTTTATAATTTGTTAGTAGTTTTTGACAGGTGACTATTGCTTTAGTTGCATTTCCTGTTGTTGATGTAGAAGCATAATCTCTTGGACCTACCCTATTGCATAGGAAAGTAACAGAATATTCTTTTAATTTTCTATCAGAAGCGTCTAAATCATATGTTTCCATTTTAGCAACACTGCAATTGAGTAAAACACTTTTATATTTTTCCTCTAAATCAGCCCCATATAAAGTAACAGTGATGGTAAATAGAGTAGGGTTGCGAGTAACTTCAAAATTATTGATGTTGTGGGTACTAGCGAATAACGCCTCTAGTCTTTTTATAATTGCATTGTCGGGATCCATCCTAAATGTAAATGTTGCCTCTGAAGGAGTCTGAACAGATATTATATTCCGTGGCTTAGCTAAGGTGATGTCGCTGACATATATGTCTTCCAAGAAATTAAGAGTTTCGTATGGAATTGAAACCTTTTTAGCATAGAATCTTAGTGTTTCCATGTTCATAGCTTCAATGTCTACTCTGAATTTGTTGGCTACAAATCCTGAAACCCTTGAGCTAAAATATGTGCTTATTTCACTTCTATCTGTTGCCATTATTAATCTCCAAAGCTACTTCCGCTATAAGATGCATCTTCGCCCCCTGAAGGCCCTGCTATTATTTGAGGTGCTGGAATATCGCTTAAATTAGTAACCTTGACCTTAACATCTCCACTCACAAGAGCCTTTCTTAAAATGTCAGCTTGCTGAATATTTTCTTTTTCTCTTTCTCTCATTGTAGATTCGAAATTTCTTAAGAATTCAGTTATCGATTCGGATACTATTGAACTAATATCTTCAAGACTTAGTCCATTTTCCATAATTCCCCTGTCTTCAGCGGCATGAGTTAATTCTTGTATAGGGCTTGGTTCATTTTTGGGTACATTTAATTCTGGAGGTACAGGAACTTTTGCCTTCTCTAATCGTTCATTGGTAGCCCTAACTCTTGCCTCGAATTCATCTCCTGAGGTTTGAGTCCTTGGCATCATTGGCTGTTCGCCATAAAGCGCATCTCTAAAGGTGGATTCTCTAAAGGCTTCAGTAGCCAATGCACTCGCACCTTGTCTGCCACCAAGTTTGCCCTGTCTCAAATATTCGCTCATATACCTACTATCTCGCTCGCCTCCAATTATTCCATGTAATTCATCCTCCGCAACACCTGATACTCTAGCCATATTTTCAATCTTACGAGTTCTTTTAGCACTTAATATTCCTGCCTTAGTTTCTTCATCAACTCCACTCATCCCAGAAATCAAGGTATTTAATTGTTCGAGTTCGTTCCTTAATTCTTGCCCGAGAATATCTCTCAGATCAATGAATAGCTCAGCAACTCTATCTATAGATTCCTGAATACCAATTGCAGTATCTGCAATTATTTTTTCCTGTTCCCCAATAATCTTAGAATATTCCTGAACTTCTGAGAAATTTTTCATTAACTCTTCGGTTGTTACTGATATGTTTTCTGCATTGCCATCTTCAGCTTTAGCTGTGGCTGCTTTTAGTATATTATCAATATCTTCCTTAGTTATTGCATTCGCTACAATAGCTTCTTGTATCTTAGTAATGTCTGCAAGTCCGGGTTCGCCTTCCATTGCAAACCGAGTGTCTATATTTCCTCCGATGCGCATTGCATCGGCTAGAGACTTACTCAATTCAACCATGAGGTTTTCGCGAGTTGCTTTTGCAGTATCGCGTATAGAAACTGCTCTTTCTTGAAGCGTTCTATTATAATCCAAGGCTAGTTGAGATTTTTCTTTTGCTTCAACCAAGCCTTGTACCTTCATCGATTGCAATTCAGCTTCTTCAGATTCTTTCTTACTAACACTTTTTTTACCGAATCCACCCTTAAACATGTCTAAGAACTCTCCCGGTAAAGTTCCGAACCCCATCCCCTTGAGTATCATGTCAGCGGCGGCTTGTAGAGGTCCGCTACTTAATGCTTTAGAGCCTATTTCTTTTGCCTTCTCTAATGGTGTTTTCTTTCCTAGGTCTTTTAATGGAATACCTTCATCAATATGTTTATCAATTTGCTTCAATAATCTCATTTGTTCTAGAGTTGCTTTTTTATAGAAGTTACTAGCTTCTTTTCCAAATCCAGTTAGGGCATATTGTCTATAACCGTCTGCTATTGCCTGAGTTAATAGACTTAAATTTGCTTTTTCATTCCCTCTAATGTTTGTTGATTTAACTTCATCTCTGAGAGATGAAATTTCAGCTATTAGATTCTGTGTAGTAATTCCTAATCTACTCATTTGCTTAATATCTGGATTGTCATATGACTTTACCAGAAGTTCAAGCATTTTAATTAGCTTTTCATATTGAGCAACATTTCCGGCACTTTTGCTAACCCTGAGCAATGATTTTAATTCAGTAATATCGCCTTTTGTAGTCTTAAATGTAGAATTCAACGCTTTAATAACGTCTTCTATTTGAACTTCTTTTTTAGCTGATTTAGTTACCTGTAACTGCTCAACTAACTGGCCTAACGAGACAGCTAATCTCTGCAGAGTCATATCGGTGGGATTCAAAGACATTCTATTATTTAGGATTGGATGATATTGTTCATTTGTGAAGATCTCTCATCTTCTATTTTACGATGCACGTAGTCTAGATATTCGAAGAATTCAAATAGGAACATTTTGTCGAATGTATTAATGCTAGTGCCTAGATACTTAGAGAGCGAGGCTTTCACCTTGATCAACCAGATCGGGTCCAATTCTGGGAACAAAGTATTCAGATCGAAAGGGAACGTGTACGAGATTTGTATTCCCACACTCCTCCTTTTCGCAATTGATTGCCACCATATCGGTCATACCCATGTTACATCTATTGAATTGGGTTGTCAATACTGCATTATCTACGGGGTCTAATGCTGCCATGAATTCTAGTGCAGATTCAATGCTCTTATTATCAAATACTGAAGCTATGCGGAATCGCTCAACATCTACTTCAGTGATTCTACGATAATTTTCGAATTGTTTAATATATTCTCTTACGTTTATTACGTCTTTTCTGCGTTCAAATTTTAATTTAATTCTCTTATTCGACACAGGAAGATCAAATTCAGGTTCCGAAACCCCATCAGGTAATACATATTTTACGAAACTAGTAAGTTCAATTATTCTATGTAGATTTACGTGGCCACAGTGACTACATGCAAAGGTACGACGTAGAGGTGCCCTCTGGAAAGTTTGATCTCTCATCCAAGCGAGAATGTATTTACGATCCATTTCTAGTAGATCTTCAGGAGCAACCCCTCTCAGTCTTTTTCTGAATACATCATCTATTACTTCGTGGTTTTCCTCGTCCTTCATAGCAGCTAATGCAACAGTATCTTCTACCTTAAATGGCATGCCCTTTATAGTGATAGGCATTCCCATTGGATTTCTGTACAATTTACCGCCAGATGGTAGCCCCTTGATTGGAAGGAATAGATCACTATCTTCAACTCTAACTTCGGGAGTTTGAGTAGATCCTAGAGTTTCCGGATTGAAACCCATGTTAGCTAGTATTTCTCTGTCTTGATCGTTTATTAC